GATACCCTCAGCGTCAGTGCCTACGAGCCAGTTACCAGCCTCAACACCCCACAGCCCACGCATCTTCCCGTCGTACTTCTCCTTCACCTTGTCGACCATGCTCTTAGCGGTGCCGTGGAAGGCTGCAGGGATGTTCGCTTGGTTAGGTGCTGAGTGAGCCATACGACCCGTCCATGCCCCAATGTGGGTGAACCTACCGTGGATGCGTCCGTCTTCCTTAACGTGGCCCAGCCATTCGACAAGACTTGATCTACGACCCTCAAGGGTGAGCCACTCCGATAGGTTCCTAGCGCCATCAGGTGCATCCTCTGGGAGGGTCGACAGATTCATCTCATTGCACATCCACCCGTAACGGGCAAACTTAGCTCCACGATCATCTTCCTCGTCCTTGCCACTTGGACTTGTTTTTGATCCGTTGCTCACGCTCATACTCTATGTGTCCTTTTGTCTTGTCTACGGGTGTCCATCCTGCTTCCCACAATCTGTCGATACGCTGACGGGGTGATGCAGGGTCGAAGGGTACCCAATCCTTGCAGATCAAGTTTTCTCCATCGACGTGAGTGACAGGGTATTTCTTCTTAGCATCGACAACAGTGGAGTACAGTGACCCGTCCTGCTTTACCCTGAACTTGACCCTGTGTACCTCTTGAAGCTTAGCAGGGAAGTCCCTTTGGAAGCCAGCCTCAAGTTCGTTCATACGTTCAGTGACCTCAGCCAGATACTCCTCAGCCTTCTCCTTGTCAAACTTGAACCCATTGGTCGTCATTTCTTCGCAGAGGATTTGGATATCGTGTTCACAACGTAAGCCCATCGCCATCTCTTTGTCGAAGATAAACTTACGGAAGCGTTCGAATAGAGCACAGGTAACCAGAACGTCTTGGTGGCAGTAGTCGATCATCTCCTGCGAGAGCTTAGACCAATCCTTGTGTTCACCCTTGTGGAGACCGAGGCGGATACCCCATGCCTTCAAGCTGTGTCCTTCCTTGATGTCGTAGTCGATCATTCGAGATACAATAAGAGTATCAATGACGCTAGCAAGAGGAACACAAGCACTGCCAATAAGACGATGAAGAACAGGTACGTCAAAACCCAAGCCATTGTGGAAGACAAACTTGTCAACAGTGTTGCAATAAGCAATGAAGCGTTCCTTCTCTTCGACGACATGGGATGGGTTGAGGAACTGCATGACTTCCCCTGTGTCCAAGTCCTTCGAGCAGATCACCCAGATGCGCGTAGGGTCCAGCCCGTCAGTCTCGATATCCATAGCGACACACTTCATCCCATATCTCCTTTACGACTTCTTCACTTAGGTTGTGCTTACGTGCGAACCACCAACCCCTTCGCTCCCACCAAGTCCCGAAGTTATTCATCGTCCTTCTCCTTAGACCACGGCTCTCTAGGTAACGTCACCTTGACGACCACAGGCTTACATGTAGACCACGGTACGGCATGGTGTGTCAATACTGTCCTCTTGTCTTCACTCCCCACTATCTGTGCCTACGTTATTTTGGTGGTCTGCAATGAGCTTAAGGTTCTCTAGCACATACTGCAGGTCTAGTCCGTAAGAGGCACAGTAGAGCATAAACTCTAGGCCGATATTCGCTATCTCTACCTGAGCTTTGTCGTCCATAGCGAATGAGTAGGTAGCTGCACCATCCTCATGCTCCTCGACGTTAGTGACGACAACTTGGAAGGGTTCGTTCTCACTCATGGCTCTCTCCTTCTAGCCCGTAGGGCGTCGTGGCTACGCCACTCTTGATCTCTGCGAGGGTGGCGTAGGCGATGTCGCGCATATCTTTGAATGCTTCTTCCACCTCATAGTCTTCGCCCCAGATCATTTGCTCATCGCGCTTAGCAATGTCGCGCAGCCCAGCTTCCACCTTCGCCAGCTTGGCTTCATACCCTACCATGATCTTGTGGGTGTTCTTAGCTACACCTTCAATGTGGTCGTGCAGCTTTGCGTTCTCGGCAGTCAGGTCTTCGATGCGGTCGGCGGCGGCTTCGCGGGCATCGTTGATCTTGCCTTCGTCGTACTCCTCCCAGTCCAGCAGCCGTGCGATCAGTTCTGCGTCACTCATCGTCTTCATCCCTTCTGTTCATCGTAATGACGTAATCTACCACGATCTCTAGTGTACGCCAAGGCCAGATCACTGCGTTAGTCAGAACCTTAGCCTCACTGTAGTCGTCGACCTCCTTGAAGTAGAGAATGGTTATCTGGTGCAGGTAGTAGAGGAAGGCACCGAGGGTGTAGAGGATAGCGCAGATCGTAGGTAAAAGCTGCATGTTACATAAACTTCTCTGAGAGGGTGAACGTCTCGCTATCGAAGAACAATTGCCCTGCGTAGCCTGTGGAACCTGTCGGTCTATTCTTGACGACAAGAAGCTTGGTAGTGTTACGGCTTTCATCATCCTTGGCCATCTTGTCACGCTCAAGCTTAATGACGACAGATGCACGTTTACCAATCATGCGGCAGTCACGGATAGCCCCATCATCATTCTCATGTGCAATGGTCACGATCCCTACGTTAAGCTCAGCGGAGATACGAGCAAGCTTGGTCGACAACTGGGAGAGGAACTGTTCTACACTCTCGTCACCCTGACGCGAATACGCAAGGTCTTGGATGGGTTCGAAGAAGATGTAGCTTACGCCACACGCCTCAGTCAGGAAACGAATACGCTCCAGAATCTCCAGAGGGTCTTCGTCGACACCCAAGGTAAACTGGTACAGGCGTTCATCACCCGACAGCTTCATAATAGCCTGATCCACTTCGGTCTGGTTATGGATCAAGTCCTTACGGGTCACGTTCTTCTTAAGCTCATACGACACCAGACCCAACAGGCTGCGCTTCTTCACCTCTTCCATGTGGCAGATAGCGATCTTGATGTCGTCGTTCTGGGTCAGCAGGGAGTATTCCAGATAGCGCATAAACTCCGTCTTGCCGATACCTTCGGGTGCTTGAAACACTGTGAAGTGACCACGCATGAGACCAAGGATCACGTCGTCAAGCGATTGGATACCTGTCGACACATAACTACTATCATCATCGTCATGGAGGATCGACAAGAATTGGTCGGGGGTGTTGAAGATGTTCTCAGGGATAAACTTCTTCGCATGGCTGAACGCATTGCGATAGCTCTCACGCGCACCCGCCTCAAGGAACTCATTGGCATCCTTGTACTTGTCGTGAGGGATAGCGTACACCCGGTTAGGGAAGAGGTTAGCAAGCTTCTCAGCCACACCCTCAGCCTTGTTGTCACTGTCAAACGACACATAAATCTTGTCGAAGCTGTCAAGCCACTCCTTACACTTCTCAAAGAGCTTCTGGCTAGGGGTCGCTGACGGGATACTTACGCAAGGCGTCTTGCCCCCAAGCATCTGGAAGGCCGACATAGCGTCAAGCTCACCCTCGGTAATGACGACAGCCTTAGCACTGCCAGCATTAAACTTGTCCATGCCGAACAACTCGTCACCCTTAAGGCCAGCCTCAGCACGGAAAGACTTAGGCAGGGTTCTTACCTTACGACCACCAGACGGGTAGACATAAGCCTGCTTGACGCTCTCTCCGTCAGCATTCACCATAGTCTTAACGTCATAGAAGCGCATGGTGTCTTCGGAGATCGAACGCATCGACCGATAGACGGGCGTAAGGAACTCTTCCTGAACGACAGATAGCGTAGGGGTATTCATGTTGGCTGCATCCTCTCTTGTGATGTGGTGCGTAGGGTATTCTTCTGAGGCCCAATCAAACCTAGGCCACTTACGACTAGGATAACCTTTACCACAGGAGTGGCACTTACCACAACCCTTGTCGTCGTCCCATGAGAAAGCATCAGTGCTGCCACAGTCAACATAGGGGCAAGGCTTATGTGTTAGATTAGTCATTCTACTTCCTCCGCCTTAGTGCCATGACGTTCAGTGAACCCATACTTGGCTGCTGCTTCCTTACGGGCCGCTGCCGCTTCCTCAAGGGTGTCGAAGTATCCAATGTGTATTCTGCGGTAACCGACACCTATCCGAGCAAGCCACTTACCCCTAGGTTTAGAAAAAACCACCCCTGTAATTCCGCTCGTGTTATTCCTCTTCATGTTTGAGTTACGAAGATTCTCTTGCTGGTTTACGACGCGAAGATTGTTGATACGGTTGTCGTCCCTTACACCGTTGATGTGGTCGATCTGATCGTCTGGCCATTTCCCGTGGTGGATTGCGTAAGCAACACGATGCGCTAGGAACAACAC